AAGACGGTATCTGTGGACATTGCTACAATTGCGGAGATGTCTATTTGGCCAGCCGCAGCATTTTCACTTTCCGTGACGAATTCAACATCGCCGCCGTATGCATGGAATGCCTAGTACACCGCTCCCTATGGAACACATACCTAGAAACCTCCGTGTAGAGGTCTATCGAAACCTGCACAAAGACTGTTACAGCGTCCGTGCCCTGAGCGGTGAAGACAAAGGTCGCGTCATTGATCATGTCCAATCAATCACGCTACGAGATGTCTCGTTTATCGTTCAGCCCGCTGGCAGGAATCGTGTCCTAGAGGAAGAACGTAAAAACGTCCACGCCTTTGTTCGTGGGACAATCACTGACGCTCCAGTCAAACACGGCATGTCGGTCAGATACGACCCGTATCTAAATGACGCCTTTATTGTCACCCGACCTATGTGGGCCAAGTGGTATGACGAAATCATTCGGAAAGCCCCTCTAGCCCACCTTTCCTTTCTAGACGACGGACATTCCCATATCGAAGTTTCGATCCAGTAACGAGAAAACCCCCCGGATTGCTCCGGGGGGTTTCTCATGTCCTATGTGTTGTAATTAGGTAGCGACTAAGCCGCTACTCCTTTACAGATTAGGAAGGCGCAGCGTCGAAGGTGACTTTGACGAACGACTCCGGACGCTTCACCGCAAGGGCGAGGCGCTGCTCGGCCAACACCACAATGGCGTTACGCACGAAGAAGTCGCTGTGCTGCTCGGAGACACGGATTGTGGCCTCCTCACGGTCGTACAACTGGGCACCCTGACCGAACGAACCGATAAGGGCTGTGCCCGAAGCGATTGCGGGGGTGTCCACGACCGGGATCCGCCAAACACGGGCCTCTGCACCCTGAACGATGGAGACAGCCATCAGGTACTGACCATTTGAATCTTTGGTCAGTTCGATGTCTTCCCAGTCGTTCGGGTTGAGGATCACGCCCGACGGCTCGTAGTAGGCGAGGAACGACAGAGTCGCTGCACGCCGAATTGCATCAGCCTTGGTGTCCTTGACCGGAAGGGTCGCACCTGCGGACCATGAGTAGGTCTGAATACCGGAGGTGTTCAGAATACCCGTGAGGTCTTCGCTGGTACCAGCACCCGAAAGGATCTGATGATCCTCATGGAGCCGAAGGCCGTAAAGGAGTTCGTTGTCGATGATCGACCGCAACTGCGGCTCATCGGCAAGAACGTTGCGGTGGGCTGCTTCCCAGTGAGCGATGGTCCGAACCGGAGCCTGCTCGCCCACGAACGTCATCGTCGTCTGCGGCTTAGAGCCGAAGGCCGAAGAAACACGCTCAGGAACGGTGCTTGCTGCGTTCGTGAATCCGCTCATACGGAAATACTCAATAACCGCTGAATTGGTGCGCCGGGTCGGGAAGAGATCCCGAACTCGGGTCCGACGGTGCTGCTGAGTTACGATTGGATCACGGGTAATCGTGCCAAACGCGCTCGGCGTACCGGTCGGAAGCGCCGAATACATGTCCTTAACTTCCTGACCTTCGTAAAGGTTCTTGACGTTATAGGGACTGTCCATCGTGCCTGAGCCACGCTGCATCATTGACTTGAATTCCTCAGAGTCAACAAATGCTTCGCCAAGGCTCTTCACGCCAGTCGGGATGGTGACCTGAGCCAACACGCCCGCCTGATCAGCGTTAGCAACCGCAGCAAGAGATTCCGCCGGAGCCTCTGTGCCCCAATCCGAAACCCGCTGCATGTCTTCCATGGAATCAATCAAAGACTTGATCTCTTTGATCTCACTCATGTTGGTATCAAACGCAGACTTACGCTCGGAGTCGATGATAATTGTACCATCCTCCGTGCGGAAGGAATCCGCGATATCGTTATTGGCTGTCATCTTCTCGCGCAATGCGCCCTGAAGTTCTGTCAGCCGACTCTCGTCAAATGCCATAGTCGTAACTCCTGTTCGACATAGTTGAATGGTTTTGATGTCAGTCGGCTTAGGTAAGCACCACAACCGATTTGAACAGTAGTTAGTTTAGATTATATTATTACAAGATCATTGCAACTGCTATAGGTAGTTGTTCAAGAATCCTTCCAAGTGTCCGGAAGTAGATCAGTCCGCTTTAACGCTCTAGCGCGCTTTTTGATATGTTTTTTAGCGGCAGGTTTATTTTTTGCTCTCCCAAATGCTTGTATAGCATTTCGTAAATCACCGACATCACGAATTGGATAAGAACCATCTTTCATGGCTACTCCGCTAGCGGCATACTCGCGACGCTTGCCAGTTGTATAGAAGCGCTTAGACGCGACTAGCCCACCACCAGCCAATGTCTCTACACCACGGATACCCCTACCCCCTAAAGGTTCCCAATTGCTCTGCCGGACATTCGGCAAGTCAATGATCCGCTTACGCCGTTTCATCGTGGGGACATCTATGACAAGGCGCGTCTTGTTTGGAGAACTTCGGGCGGCACTGAATTCTTCCATAGTCTCGCACGGCATCCATTGACCAACCCCGTGCTGGTGTGCCCCCGAACAGCCCATGTTGAGGGCTGCTGCTTCGGCTTCTTCCCGTGTTGGAAAGATCAGTTTTTCGTCCGCAGCGTTGGCCTTCATTTCGCAGGAACGACAACAAGACTTCTTCTCTTTCCCGTCGCGTGCCTCGCGGTAGGCGGCAGAACCCTTCTTAATCAGAATCCTCAGTAGTTCATCTGATTCACACAAGCCCCAACCGTCGCCTTTGCGGTGCGCTCCGGTACAGCCCAACATCTTTCCGACCTTGAGTGCTTGCCTCTTCGATGGGAGAACAGTATCTGCGATAGGATCTTTAGCCATAGGTACTACTGTAACATCCATCAAATCATTGCATAGAAACAACAACTAACGTAAGATGAAGGCATGATCCACATCACCGGAACATTCAAAGAAGGCTGGTATTCGGCAGAAGCCACTACAGGGGGCGCTTTTGACTACACCTATACGGAAGAAACTGGCTGGTCTGAAGATCCCAATCACGCATCAACACAGTTGGAAGCGCTTTCTTCCGTTGTCATGACATGGGGCGATGTCGGTGTCCCACCCGGTAGTGGACATAAGCCCTCTTTCGATGAGCCACCAGAGATACGCATCTTTCGTACCATCGACGCTTATCTCAGCGAATTCTGCGAAGTCCTAAACATTGATACAGACTTATTTGATGACGCCGAAACAGGCGACGGTCCCGGCGAAGAAGTTATCCATTAAACGCCAACCAGCATTGCCAAAACGTGACCGATCCAAGAACTGCTTCGATCTTCCGCTAAGGCATCCGCTAGCGTATACTCCTGAGGTATTCCATTAGCATCTCTCTGCTGATCTTTGGGACGGTGTCCGGCACCAACCTTCCCTCCAAGCAAAAGTTCTACACCTGTAGAACTTACCTCTATTCTTAGATCACCACGCCGTGACTTATAGTGTTTACCCATGTAAGGCAAAGAAAAGTGATCTTCAATAGCAGACTCACTACCCATACCAGTCCTACCTAGAATTGTATTGAAGGTTCGCATTCTAAACTTCGGAGATCTTGCTTCTGCCTCAGTAGCAGGAGTTTGCCTTCGCCGTGCAAACGCATCATCCTGCAACAGCAAGAATACGTTTACGGACTGAATCCTGTGGACTATTTCATGACCACCATCTGTAATAGTGAAATCCTTTCTAGTGATATCTATAGCGCCGTCACTAGTGCCTACACCTTCAGGCATGGCAGCCTCAAGGCCAAGTGTTGTCTTACTACCAAACGAAGCACGGTCCAGATCTTGCTTATACAGAACAACTCTGCCGGATGAATTGCTAAGGTCAATCCAATCATCTGGCAACAACAGGGCAGCGGCTGCCTCAATCTCATTGGCTGCTGCCTGCTGTTCTGAAGGACTCAATTTATACTTTCGTCCCTGACTTGTTATAGGAGGCTCCCATTTTAACGATCCTCCGTCCGCTTCGGTGCCGAACGATACGGGCACATCTGAAACTACCCGGAACTTCCTGATCAAGCCAGCAACGACTTCTGTCTCAGTCAACGGCATTTCAACATCAATAACTCCATCCAACGCCAAATGTCTGAGATCTCCCTCTTCAGCCGACTTAAACAGCGCTAACTTAACTCCAGCATCAAACATTTCTCTAGCGGATGCTTCGTCGGCTCTTCCAATCTTCCCAAAAAGTGCTGTCGCCAAATCCTTATGGAGTCTTGCGCCCTGACCGTGACGGGATGCTGCTAATCCTGCTGCCGCGTGCTTCCTGTAACCCTTTGCCAAGTCAGCAGGAAGGCTCTTAAGATTATTAACGAAAGTCGCTTCGTCAATAGCGCCGCTACTCAGTTGCCTAGCGTAAGCCTGAATTATACCCCCAATAAGCAAATCGGGATTATGGAGCATATTCTGCGGAACAAAACCAATATCAAGATCTTCAACTATGAGACGACCAATTTCGCCCAAACCCTTACCAACATTCGGAGCGCCTATAGTCATCCGCAACAAGTCAGCACTATGCATACGACCGTACCCATCCGGCGACCAGAGATCGTCCATGAATGAATTTCGCGTATTCATGGCACCAATACCGCTAGGAGGATCAAGTATCATGTCCCGAAGGAAAGGATCAGCCGTACCGCCTAGTACCTCACTACCCATTCGTTTTATCTGACGATCCAATTCGTCTCTCATCGCCTCCCCAAGCGGAGCCGCAAAATTTACTTCTAGTTCTGACATTGCTTCGGCTACCTGTTCATCAGTAACCACTGTTCCATCTGCTTGCATCTTCTTATGCATCCGTGCAACTGCCAACTCTACTAATCCTGAAACAATCTCCGGATTGTCGAAGTCATCATAAAAGTCCATCCTTCCCCAATTGGGATCGTAAGGAACATTACCCAGCATGTTTGTGTTTGGATTAAGTGCGTCTTTTACTCTGCTCAAATCGGCTTGATCCAACTTGTTGAAAATATGGGCAGCAAGAATTTGTTTAGCCGAAATATCGGCGGTAAACGCATGTTTCCCTTGAACGGAATGATCTATACCCCCCAACGTGCCAGACATATCCCTTCGTGCCAACAACTGAAACGTGGCTTCCTTCGCATTCAGGTACGACTGCTGCAAGGCAGAGATCTCCCTCTCTTCCGGCGTAGCATCATCCGGAAGTGGAGGCACAGTTACAGCAGACTTGCCGCGGTACCCGTCAATCAATCCTTGTTCAAGTTTCGCTACTTCAGTATCTACGAAATGAAGGGCTAAATACTCTTTCTCTTGCGGAGAATAACCGTCCCAATCCCGCCTTATGGCTTCTTCCGCCTCAGCGACCTCCGGGGTCTTACCCTCTAAAGGGTCAGGAAGGTCCGCCTCCGGAGGATCAGCAACCGGATCGGGATCAGGATCTCCTGAATCCAACAAGCCACGTTGGTGAGCCTCCGCCAACACATTCAAATACTTTTGATTATTTTCATAATGCTCACGGCTTGACCCCCCGTCTTCCCTTGCCTTCTGTCCATCCTTATATTCATGTTCGGCCAGATACCGCAAGATTTCAGCATCATGCTCATGCCTCATAATTTCACGGTGAGTTCCGACCAAACCGCCGTCGTCCTCTAGCAATTCGTCTCGTCTGATTAAACGACCCACAACTAGTTCGTCATCACCAGCAGCCAACGCTGCATGTATGTCCCAATCCAAACTATCCAGTTTGTCTTCCAACTCAGCGTAACGATCACCAGCGGGATCCGCTGCCTCATCCGCATCCGTCCACTCGCCATTCGGACCCGTGCCACCTTCATCAACGGGATCTACTGCTGCCGGTGGGATCGTCTCAGGCTCTTCCGGCGGAGTGGTCGTCGGCCTGTCTGGTTCAGAAGCGTAAGGATTAACCCGATCCTCATCGGCGTCAACAGCCTCATCATCCTCACCGGAATAATCAGGCTCCCTTTCCGGCAGAAGAGTCTCATCGTCGTCTTCTCCCTCTCCTTCATACTCGCGCCGTTCCGCCGCTTCCAACTCGTCTGTGCGTTCACGGGTGCGTTCCCTTGTGTCCCGACTCCGTCGCTTTTCCCGACGATCCAATTCGGCTTCAAGCGCATCCATACGATCTTCATCGCCATCAGCCTCCATCAACTCGTCTAGTTCTTCCTGAAGACTTTCCTTAGAGCGGCCCCTCAGACCCCTATTACGTTCACCCCGATTCTTGTCTGCTGTCCTAGCCGCAACTTCCATACGACGTTCGACTTCGGTTTCAAGATCATTCAAACGATCCCTATCAAGATCATCCATGATTTCCGAATCACTAAGTTCGGCTATCTCATTAGCGAGATCTTCTTCGGAAAGACTGTCCGGAGGATTGTTCTCATGTTCCTCAACACGAACCTGACGTTCTTCTGCTTCCATCTCCGCTTCTCGGGCTGCTTCGGCTTCGACTGCCGCTTCGGCTTCCTGTTCCTCCGCTTCACGGATACGATCCGCTTCCGCATCCTCTTCAGCCTGCCGCTCGTCTAACGCATCCGACAGATCCCGTTCATCCTGTTCCCTTTCCATTTCACGCCTGTCCTGTTCGGCGCTTAGCAGATTCCAACGCTCCTGAGCCTCTTCCTTTGCTTCTTCCGTGTAGTCGTCATCTTCGGAAATATCAAACAGTTCGGACATCTCTTCAGCGATATCCTGAGGACTCATATCCCGTGGATCATCCTGCTCAGCAACACGATCCTCAATCTCTTCCCGATCGCGATCTCTGGCATCCTGCTCTTCGCGCTCACTAAGCGCATCCTGCAAAACGTTGTAACGATCCATCGCCGCTTCAGACGAACCCCAATGCTCGTTTAACTCATCTTCATCAGCCTCGTTAATGGCATTCATTTCTTCAGCCATTTCCTCAGGAGTCATCTCCCGTGGATCTCGCCGCTCTTCAACTAGGGCCGCTCGTCTCTCTTCCTCATCCTCTGCGGCCTGTCGTTCATCCAACGCTTCTTGGTGAAGACGCTCATCCTGCCGCCTGTCATCCTCATTAGAAAGTTTGGTCAACCACTCCATTGCATGTTCGTCCAAATCCTCCTCAGAATTCAATTCGTTTATTTCAGTCTGAAGTTCCTCATCGGAAAGAGTCTCCGGATCAGTCTCATACCATTCCAGCCGCTCCTCCAGATCCATGTCTTCACGCGCCTGATCCTGTTCTTCTTCAGTCCCAAACCGCTTGTCGTACTCATCGCCCAAAGCCTCTAAACGCCTCTCCTCCGTCCGTGACAAATCCTCAACGTCAATGTTTTCCAGTTCGGTTATCTGATCATTAAGTTCTTCATCGCTTAGATCAGCCACTGGCCGCGATTGTTCACGCCCAAGCGGACGTTCCCGTTCGGGAGCATCTGCTTCTGGAGCATCCCTATCCTCCGGCGGCTCCGTCCTAGTCGCAACATTTCTCTCCGCACGCCTACGATCCAAAATCGCTTGAATTTCCCGATGCCGACGACCCTTAGCGCCACGCCACTCGCTCGCAGTCATATCGTTCTTGTACATTTGAAGCGAGCGTTCTATTCCTTCTATAGTCCGCGTATCGTCAGTAGTAAGAGCAACATTGATCGCGGCGTCAATGGCGTCATCATCCCAAGCGAAGTCGCCTTCAATCCAACTATCATTATCGAAGAATGCGTCACCCGGAAGATTTGCTTCTTCCCAACGGGAACGCTGTTCCCGCTTCAATCGTTCGACTTCAGCAGCAATTGGCGCATCATCGCCAACTGGATCCATGGCAACCAATTGGATTAGACGAGACTGTATGTCTTCATCTGTCGCTTCATCTAGTTCGATATCGGTCCAAGGCGTGCGTTGGCGACCCGCTTCAAGAGCCTCCTCAATACCCGGTGCTGGTCCCAGTGGGGGGGCGTCCTCTTCTCCTTCACCCCTGCTCGCCACCAGACGACGACGCTGCTCCTGCAACGTCAAAGCAAACCGTTCAGGCCCATCATTCTTTGGGAACCTGTCCGCCACATCATCAGCGGCCAGAGCATCTCGCAGGTAAGCGAGTTCTTGAGCCAACTCTGCATCACTCAATTCAGGCAGTATGGTATCCCTGTAATGTTCAATGCTTTCAATTACGTCGTCGGGTAATTCAGACCCCGGATCAACATCTTCTGGAACATCCGCTTCAGGGACATCAGCCTCTGGGGCGTCCGCTTCTGGGACATCCCTATCCTCTGGAGGTATAACACGATCCGGAACCGGAGGCGCATCCGTCGGCCTCATATTCTCCTTGCGTCGCCACCCGTTCTTCCAATAACCCCCCCGACTCGGCCTCCCTCCAAGATCAACCCATTCCGCCGGACCGTCATACACCCATGTATCGCCATTAGTGTCAACCCGCTCTTCGCCAATACGCGGACGAGGGCGGCGCTGACCATCCGGGGAACGCGGCCACCGCGGAGGACGGGGTCGCCGGTCAGGACTAGGAGGTTCCCAGCCACCGGGCGGTGGCTTAAGCCCCCCACCGGGTCGCCTCTCCTCCGGACCAACCAACTGTGGCCTCAAACCCTCCTTCTCAATAAACTGATCTACCCGGCCCTCACGCAACGCACGATTCCACCGCTTGCGATACTCAGGATCTTCCTTAAGTTTCCTATGATGCTCTTCAATCGCAGAAGGCATCACACCCTTACCGCTTAATGCCTCCTCATCGAACTCCTGTTCCCTGTCATGATCAGGCTCATTACCGTTCTCGTCGCCAGCCGTCCGTCGGTTTCCCTCCATCCCAAGAGCCTTACGAATAGCACTCTTGCCGCGAGCATTGTCACGGGAATTGCGACTCTCGTTTTGATTAATACCGGTAAACGTCTCCATGAACGTGTCCCAAAATGAACGATACTCAGCGTTCATTGGCCCATCACCGCGAGCCTTCTCTGCTTCAATCAGCCGTTCTTGGCTTGCCGCATTAGCAGCGTTCTCTAAAGTTTCAATCTGTTCATCGAAACTCTTAGAAGGCTTACGCTCAGCGTCCTCTTCACGCCGACGCTCAACCCGACGCCGACGACGACCCGCCCGCCGCAACCGGCGACGAGCCAATAGACCACGAAGTTTCGCCCGTCCACCCCGTGCCTTATCTCCGGGCTTGTAGTCAACATCGTTGCCGTCTTTATCCACAATTTTGGAGTTACCCGGAATGGCACGCAAACCAGAAGCAAGAGCGCTACCCAACTTGCTTACCCAACGGGTACCAGCAGGACGCTCCCAGATTGTCCCCTCTTGGACCAGACCATCGCCATCAGCATCACGGGCATCGTTGTCATACGGAACCACCTTCGGAACGCGTCTGATTATGCTCCCTATCCCTTTTTCAAGAGGGATATGGTTTACATCATATAAACGAGCGCGAAAGCCGACCTCGTTCAGACGGTATTCCGGATATCTCATGAATTGCCTTCCTCCATCCAACTGACAGCATCCGGATACAACGCTTTCAGATCCTCTGTTCCCCTATCCGTAGACAGGTGATAGCGCGACAGAATCAAAGCCTCTTCTTTATCTTCCTCTGGAGGAAGATCAGATAGAACATACTGAGACACCATTTCGACAATGCCCAACCGCTCCGGCGTATTGCGCGCCTCTATGTAGTTCTGCATCTTGCCAATCGTCTCTGCACTTACATTACCCATCGTCATTCATCCACTTTTTCTTATACTCGTTGAGTATCTTTCTATCATCCGGATTATCTGTGTCTCCCAGTTTATGCGACTTCATGATAAACGTGGAGCCATGTATCAAAGCGGCCAGTCTTTTTTCTTCGTCTATGTCGTAATGATCCATGGCTTCAACTAGTTGCGCTGCCAATTGTTCATTTCCACTGATATCAAAATGATTGTCGTTGTTCTCAACAATAATCGCAGGCTTGACTGATTGTTCGTAAGGAGTGATTAAAAATTTAGCCATCAGAACTGCTGCCCCTCTGCGTACCACTGATCTTCATCTGTCGTGTCTGCCAAAAGTTCCAACAACAGCATCTCTCCACCGGAAAGCGTGGACAATGTCATCTCCAGATGATCATGGACTGCCTTCGCATGAGTTTCCACATCCTCCGGTCGCCTGCGAGGCGCACCCTTAGTTATATTGTCTCGCCCACCCAAATCGTGGATTGAAGACAACTCACTAAAGATCCTTTCCAAATGGATATCTTTTATATCTCTCATCTGATCGTGAACTTCACTAATCACCATAGTCAACTCTGATTCGCTCAAGTTGCCGTCTCTAATTGCCTGTCGCAATTCACTCAGTAGGCCCAATCCGGGGAAACCATCACCTTCGGCCATGTGTCCATCTATGTAAGTACGGATATCCGTATCCGCTCCCCACGCCCGCTGGAAGTCGATATTGGTCACGCCTGTCGCATTTGCCCCACGGTCGTGTTCGCTCTGACCAATCAGAACATTGCCGCCATGCCTGTCGCCCAAACCCATGCTGTAACCGATCAACAAAGCCCTAAAGCGAGACTTCAACATGTCAGGTTCGGTACGCTCCTCCAAACTCAGATGTACCAAAGGAATTTCCATCCCAGTATCCGCAGTTACATTATTGAACTCCATGACGATATAAGGATTGCCTCGCTTGTCAGTGCCATCCAGCATCACGCCACCGGTCGGATCTCCCATCAACTGACTTATCTGTCGTCCAATAACCTCGTTGTATTGGCTGACATTTGCAATGCCTCCGCCATCAACTCCAGTCTGTTCAAATGCGTAATCCGGGCTTTTAATAATAAACCCCTGTTCCGTTCCCGGCTCACTATCGGACCTACCATCCGGATCCCTCTTGAGGAAAACATACGACGTACCAAAAGTGCCCGGATTACTTGATACACCGGGATTGCCATCTTCGTCAACACTCACCAATCTGAAAAGTTTCGACTCATCGGTTGCGGCTCCGCTGGAATTCTTCAATGCTGCTTCCAAAATCAACTCGCGGGGAACATCACTAAGTTTTCCCCCACCACGAATATGCTCCGCAGCGGCTGCTGGAGTTTTAATGTCGCTATCTTCTATCGAAGTTGAAACCAACTGCAAGCGACCCAAGTCGTCTGTTTCACCTATCGTCAACTGTGACGCCGCACGCCTTCGTCCCCTATACAAAGGAATCTCTACTTTCCTCTGCGGTTTGCGACCTGCCGCCCTGCGCTCTGCCGCCCGATTCCGCCGTCGTGGAGAATCTGGCGTATCGACATCAGCATCCGGCGGACCGCCCCTAATTCGATCAGCGGCTTCCGCTACCACCTTGCCGACCGGACTCTCACCACCTACATCTATTCCTCCTCCACCAAAATTGCCATTCTGATACCACCAATTACCATAGGCGTTTTGAAGCATTGCATTTTGAGCAGGAATACTTTTATCAATTTTATTGGCTGGATCTTTTTCAACAGCATCAACATCCACCCGCGACGAAGAAGCAATTGAATCATAAGGGTCAACCGGAATAGCACCTTTTCCTATTTCTTCCCAAGGATGCTTGCCTTCCCGTCGCAAAACGGCATGAATCATCCCAAGGGTGACAGGAGAGTTTTCTTCGTTCAAAAGTTGCGGTCCAAGGGCATCAGAATGAAGGTTGGAAAGTCTTTCCATCTCTTCAAACATTTGCTGATCACGAATCAAACCGGGCTTACCAGTTCTCTTATATTCAAGCAATTCTAGATGAACCGCCTTCATAGCATTCGCGACTGCTGACTCGTTACTAAATCCTTGTATGCCCCAAACCACCTCCCCGTCATCAGCCGCACTGACACCAATCATCGACTTCTCTCCACCTAACTGATTGACATGCATCCAAGCGTTGTTGTTATAGAAGGTCGCAAAACCCTTTCCCTTAACACCGGCACGAACCCTATCGACGTACATGTGATTGTTCTCAACACTTAACACCGGCTCACCCTCAACGCCTCGGGCAATGGTGATGGTTCGATCAGTTTTACCACTTACATGCCACTCGCCAGCCGCCAGATCGACATCGTCGCGGTCGGAGTGCAAAACCTTCGGACTCTTAAATTCAATAGAAGCATGAAACGAAATTGAAATTCTCCCCGGACTCTGATCAATCGTGATCACAGGAAGATCGGCCTGCTCGTTATACTCACTTCGCAATCGCCACATAATGCCGTCAGAACCGGCAAACTCATTCGCGTGACCCAACGAGAACGTTGAAATAATCCAATTCTGTAATGCTCTTTCCTCCGCATCGGTTCTACTACCCCTAGCCAGAATTTGGTCTATATCAACACCCAACTCTTCCCAAGAAGCGGGCATTGAGTCCGGCCCCTTACCGCGACGCTCGTATTCCCGTTCTACGATAGCAAGCCGCTTAGACGTAAACCTCTTAACAATCTTCTGCAAAAACGTATCATCAGAATCAGGAACATCTACTTCATCATCATCGCCCTGTGGTTCAAACCTACGGTCCGCCACCTTCAACGAGGCGGTAAGAGCATTGCGTCGTCGTATATTTTCTGAACGACGTTCTTGCAAGAATCGGTCAGCCAACGCTAAACGTATCTTGCCTTCCCGACTGGAAACATTGTCCACATGAATCTTGGTCGTCCTGAACTCATTCATCATGCGGTCCCACTCCCAAGTCTCTGCCTGCACCTCCGCCACGTTCTCAAAGAAAACTTCCGGATTGTCCATTTCATCACGATGGAACAACACAGCATCGACTATGGCTTGAACCCGTTCAATCGGATCACGCTCCCAGCCATGATCATTTTGCAGTTCAAGCAAAACTCCCTCTGGAATATCGCCGTCATACACCCCACCCAGCAATCCCTTCTCAATCCCTTCCCTAGTAAACAACTCCTCTACTGTTAGTTCTGCGTGCAAGAAACCTTCAGGCCATCTCCAACTAGGCTCAGCAAGATCAGCAAACCGAAGATCTCCACCATTCTTTGCCCTAATCAGCAATACCGCATCACTCATTGCTTTTTCAAGTTCATGATCTTCAAAAGCATCAAAATAATCTTCGCCCAACCACCGCTGTACCGCAGCAGCCAAACTCCTAATCATTCGGGCAGGAGGCGGACGAAGCGGATCATCGTGGTATGTATCAGGGTCGATATCAATATCCGGATCAAACCTGTCTGGAGGCATACTCAGTAGTCGTTCTACCGAAGGCATCCCCCGAATCATTTGGGAATTCAGGTCGCCACCTACACCGCTGCTACCGAAATCAGCCCTCGTTCCATCACCATATTCAACAGACTCAACGTCAACGGGATAACCCCGACTATTGCGAACCGATCCTAAATCCTTGCCGGGATTCTTCTCATGCCACGCAATTTGCAGATTGTCGAAACGAATCATGTCTTCGACTGGGATGACATCTGCGCCATCCCACCTTTCCTTAATCATCGCCATTTCGTCAATTAGTCCCTGTGAAGTGAAATCTTCAACTGGTATCGCCCCATCTGGGTAAAAGTGTCGTTCAACTCCCTCCGCACGACGCCTGCGCCTCAAGTCCGAATCCCCCGTCACCCGATACATGGGGAAAGATTCGGTATGTCCATCTTCAAATTGGACTACATAGAAGGATCCGCGACCACCGCCACCCGGATCGCTGCGAATTACCGTGCCCCAGCGGTTTCCAATCTTGACCTCATCGCCCTGCCGATACCGAATCAGAACATCTTCACCGGGAAGATCCGAATCGTTTGGCGTCGGCACCAAGTTCTGTATCGGCTGATCGACAACCGCAGGAGAAACGCCAGCATCCCTAACTTCTCTAGCCTCCGCTTCCTTTCGTTTCCGAATCGCCTTCAAACGCGCACGCCGTGCTATTCCTCGTTCAAACGCCCGATCAGCAGAAACCATTTCTTCAATCGTGGGCATACCCCTGATCGCCTGATCCAAGTCATATATGCCACCTGCTGGAGAGCCTTCATCATGCCATTCGTCTGGATCAATACTGTCTGGATCGAAGTCTGCATCTTGGGCTTTTGCCTCCGCAATACGACGTTCCCGAATTTTCTTCAAACGGTCACGCCTAGCCGCCGTGCGCTCCTGTGCGGAAGCATCCCGCACTCTCTCATTTAGCGTTCCCTGCCATTCGTTGACAACGGGAACACCCCGAACCGGTTCCATAAATATTTCTGCTGGATCTACTTCTTCGCCCGCTTTGGCTCGTCTACGAATGTCCCTCAAACGTTCACGCCGCTCCTTCGCCTTCTCATAAATATCTTCAGCCCGAATCATCTCATCGACAGAAGGCATCCCCTTAAGAACCCCTCCTTCCAACGGGCCAACCGGTCGGTCTAGTTCCTTAAGCCTCGCGTTTATCGCCTCAAACCGTTCACGATCTACATCCGATACGCCCATCCAGTCTGTCTCTGCATATAGCGCTTCGATTTCACCGTTAATCTCATAAATCCTCGCTTCCTCCTCATCGGCCAACATAAAACTTGGCTTATTGAAAAGTGCTTCACGTTCAGCAATCAATTCGTCATATTTGCGCCCGACTGCATTCCCGCCACCCTGAGATATCCGATCCCCGAATCGGCTATCCATATAAATACCAGTCGTTTCGTTGTACCCGTTCGCATCCAAGTCCCAATACTTATCAAAGAACTTATCGTTCAACTCTGTAATAAGAGTGTCGATCTCCTCAATCCTCACGGTTGGACTAACAGGCTCCTTGTCGCTCCCCAGACTCTGGAGCGTTTGCCCAAAGATGCCTCTCCGTGGTGGGCGAGGATCATCCGGACCGTCCTCAAGCATGTAGCCACGTTCTTCCAAAGTTACAGAAGTCCATGTACCGCCACTATCTCGGGCTTGTTCAATAATCTCAATAAGACCTTGTGCGTCCCTTGCTTCCCCCATATTGCGATCTGGAATGGTGGTCATGTGCCGTTGAAGGATGTCAATTAGGGCGTCAGCGTTTTCGGGGGTACCCAAGTCGATTGCGTCCTGAGCGTCGTTCGCTATGCGAATAGACTCTCGGAGTTCTTCAATCTTGTCGATATCTACGTCCGGTCCTGCACCCTCCCAACCCTTGAGAATGTCATCTAGAACCTCTTCCCAATACATCAATTCACTTGATGTCATGTGGGCATAACGCTTGTTATTTGCCCGTTGACGCTGAAGATTCGCCAGACGGTCCGACCATTCCCGTTCTCCAGTCACCGGATCGCGCTCTAGTGTCGGCTCTTCAAAACCAGCCGCCCTCTGCGCCGCCCTACGCCGTACAGCAGCAGCCCTTTGTTCTTCAGGGCTGTTCCCCGGCGAGTATCCCCCCGGCATCCCACGCACCGATTCCTGCCTAACACGGATTTCATCGAACCTTCTAGACACCCCTACCGACCGGTCGTTCCTAGCCCTTGCTGCTTTCCTGCCCGCCTCACGGGTTTCAGGACTCCTATCAGCATTGATTTCCCTGACCCGACGGGCAAAATCACGAACCCGTTGACGCCGCATCTCGCGCCGCAATTCGATCTCAGTGAAATCGACTCGCGCTCCTTCCTCCCGATCCCTCAGCCTGATCGCTGCCTCTTGGCGCTCTCCGAACGTTTCAACCCGGCGACGAATCCGTTCCCGGCGCTGACTACGAACCGCCCGTCGGTCCAATTCTTGCTTAACGCGGGCAGCCTGACGGGCTTCACGCTCACGTTCCAAAATTTCAAAGTCGGCTCGCGCCCCTTCTCGCCGGTCACGGCGACGAATCGCTTCCTCGTTCCGCTCCCCAAACCTTCCAGCCGCCTCCCCCAAACCACGGCCACGCTCCTCACGCCGCCGCCGTCTACGTTCACGGCGTTCTGAACGTTCACGATCCAACTTCCCAAAGTCGGCTCGCGCTCCTTCCCGTCGGTCCCGACGACGAATCGCTTCCTCATTACGATCCCTGAACCTGTCCGCCGCTACGGCCACCCGACCGCGCTGCTCCCCCGGAGTCCTCTCACTCCTCCTCGTTGGGCCACGGCGATCCCTGCGACGACTCTCACGTTCCCGATCCAACTTCCCGAAATCTGCCCTAGCACCCCGGCGACGATCCTCGCGACGGATACCTTCTTCTCTGCGCCCCCTAAAGCGTTCAGCCGCGGCAGCAGCACGCTCCGCAACACTCGGACGACGCTCCCCGAAGTCAGCCCTCGCCCCCTCCTCGCGGTCCCGACGACGGATGGCCTCCTCGTTCCGCTCCCCGAATTCAGTAAGTCGCTCCTGCATCCTCCGACGACGCTCATCACGACGCTGCGTCCTGCGTTCACGACGCGGAGAACGCCGATCAAGTTCTTCTCGTTCAGCACGCTGCCTACCACGCATATCCCGCCGTGACCTATCGAACTCGTCACGGTCGCGTCGTTCACTAGTCAGTTCCCTAGCCCGTTCAGCATGTCTCCCTGCGGCAGCCTCATCTCGCTCAGCGCCACGCTCCATCCGCGCTGTCCGACGCTCACGAACACCCGCCCCTCTCTCCCTCATCCTTGCCAATGCCCGTTCCCTGCGTGCCTTTCGTGCCTGACGCCGCAATTCGACCTCAGTGAAATCGGCTGTAGCACCTACCTCCCGATCCCTACGACGAATACCCTGTTCGCGTCGCCCACCAAAACGCTCAGACGCCCCCGCCAAACGACGCTTCGCTGGATCAAAGCGGGAAGTCCGAAGCGGAGAACGTTGATTCTCTCCCGGCTTATAATCGACCCGCTTACCGTCTCCATCAACAAGTTGGACAGAGCCAGCCAACTTCCTAGCGCCAGCCTTCAAGCCGCGGAAAATAGTTCCCGAAGGCCGTTCCCAGATAGTTCCTTCCTGAACCAGACCATCACCATCAGCATCCCGTGCCCGTGGGTTGTAAGGGGCGACCTTGGGAATCCGGCGGGCAAAGCGAGACAGTCGGACGCCACGCAGCCGCCGACGACCAAACACCTTGACTGCCATGTCTTCATCAAGTTGGGCTAATACAAATCGGGCTGCCTTTAGATCAACTAGCGAATCTCTGCTCATACCATCGGTGTCGCTAATCCGAAGGTCTGCCAAACTCGGCTTTCCGAACTGATCGGAAAGATCCGGCCTCAACGCCAGATTCTTTTTCTCCACAGAAAACACTGCGTACTGCTCACGGTTGAACCGTTGCTCACGCAGAGTTTTAGTTCCAGATTCTTTAGCAATGTTGTAAGGCTTGATGCCCGACAAGCGACGAGGAGCGCGAGGCGACAAAAACATGTGATGAATCCATCTTGAAACCACACGCTTCTGACCATCGCTAGAGGTAACGACAACACGCTCATTCGGGTTTTTGACACCTTCAAACTTTGGTTTGACTTCCACAAATTCCGAAAATTCTTGAACAAACTTTTCGACATGGGCAAACGGATTGATAATGATGTCTGGATCCCTAGAAATGGATGCCCACCGGGTACGCATCTTTGCTGCAACACCAACCGGAATATCCGTCTTGCGTTCCACCCGGACAGAACCCTGACCGAACGCATACTCAATAGCCTCTGCACCCTTGCTCAATAGGCGTATCTCGTCTCCTGCGATTGCACCCTTCCCGATCTTTGAAGTCACATACACGGCACCCTTAATTGCGTCGTGATCCTTCATCTTCACTAGTTCTTCTGCGCTCAGCGTGGGTTCATACACCACACCATCACGCCGAACCAAACGAGTGGTTCCAACATTTTCGCCAACGAAATCAACAACATCGTTTACGACAGACTCGCGGCGGGCAGGACTACCCGCACGATTAGGACGAATCGCCGCTTCGCGTACAACGGCGAAAGGATCACCCTTAGGCTTCTTGACAACCACATCACGAACCACATTTGGAACGTCCTCTGCCGTAATGCTTTCAAAACGACGAGTCATCTTGGAAACATCACCTGATGTGACCGCTCCCGGCCCCTTCGCCGGAACGTCAAACACCAAACCACCACAATTAGTCAACTTGGGATCAGTAAACCTGCCACCGTTGATGTACCCCGTGGGACAACGAAGCGCACCACCACCGATAGACGGCCTAGCGCCACCACCAGCGCCACCACCCGGTCCAATACTTCCACCGCCGGGGAACAAAGCCCCCCACATGGCAGAGCGGACTGGATTGCGATATTTGCTCATATCGCCCGGTGTGAAATAAGAAGCGATGCTTGAAAGCGTCCGCCCAATGCGACCGTGACCACGGCCCTTTACCTCAATTGGTTGTTTAGTCCAATCGAACGAACCCGGCATTGGAACCGATTGCAAACCCTGCACAAACCGTGCCGCCTTATAGGCAACAGCATTTTGATCCCCACCAATAGGACGAGTCGTGATGCCCCCATCCATACGAGCCAACCGGCGATACACCCTCCAACTTGCTATCTCCACCCCATCTTCACTCTTGCCACGACGGCGACGACGCTTGCCGGGAATGGCACGACGGGCAACCCGACCTGCGGCACGACCTGCCCCACCACCGCCATGATGGTTGCCTTCATTCGGCCACTTGCCAGTCGTTTCATGATGCAACCACGCGCACAACGGCTGGAGCGGATACAACTCTGGATGATTCGCAAGAATGACAATGCACCGCCGAAAGCCACCCGGCTTCCGCATAATCGGTCGCCAGAATTTAAGCAGGTGTTCCAACCCACCCCTACGCGGTCCATGACCACGCAAAATATCGCCGGTAATTCTCTCCTGCGGGATTATGTCGATTAGGTCTTGTGGCCCTTTGACCTCAAGAGGCTTATCACTCATAGCACTCCCTAAGGTGATTTACTTGTTCGATTTACCCTTTTTCTTGGGGGTCTTCCCATCCGTGTACGCTTCATTCACATCAGGGGTGCTTTCGTCATCTTTAACGAAATGGCCCTTCGGTGTCCGCGCCCGCTCACCCGTGGCCTCAGCCTCAGGAGCGGGAGCAGGAGCCTCTGGCTCTTCTCCCACATGCACAACCCGTCCCAAGTTGGGATCAAAATAACTTTTCTTGTCCATGACATTTACCTATTCTGTTGTCGATTCATCAGAGTCAATTTCCAACATCTGAAGTTCCATCAAAGAAGCCATGAACTCATCTGTTTCTGCTTGCTTCGTTTCGGCCCATTCAGAAGGAATGATGTCTGTTCGTTCCAATTCTTCTGCACGACGCTCAATATGAGACTTCGCCTCAACGTGCCTATAGGCAGCCTTAACTGCAAGTTCAAGATCGTCGGCATTCACAATCGGGAAAGACCCATCTTCTAGCGCAGCGCCTTCCTCTACAAGACCCTGCAACGCCTCGCCTTCATAATTGGACTTGAGAGCCAACTCGGCTTCCAAAGCATCCTTTTCCCGACGCAGTTCGGTGAGATCGTCCTGCTCATCATCGGTAAGTTCGATCATGTCGGTTCCAAGAACCTTCCCATCAATCGACACATAAACGTCATATGACTTACCGTCCACGCCATCAATCTCAACGACGTAAGCATCTTCACCGTGGAACAAGTCAACATCCACTCCGTATGACTTACCCTTGACATACTTGAGAGCCGTCATTTCGGCTTCCTCAAATGAAACGATCAACGGGTTTGAAGCACCTTCATCTTCAAGACTCTTTACGCTCAAGCCCTCATCCAAGGCGATCCAACCCAATCGGGTTCCGTTGCCTGCGTAGTACGCCTCTTTGTAACCGTCTGCGGTCTTCAAATCCAGAACGAACATGTCGTCCTTAGGCGCATATCCGGAGTCAACAACCTCGCCATCAAACTCGGCTTCGGCAGAAACCTCAATCTCCAGCAATCCGGGCAAACCCTTCTCGCTGGCACACCCACCGCGGCAGAAGTTACACACATCGCCGCTTCGGATGGTCCGCTCAATGCCGCACAAGAAGTCGAAATTGCCTAGAGACTTGACGCCCAAACGAGACAAACGATTTTCCATACCGTTTGCGTTTGCATCATCTTCTTTGCCAATCAGAACAGCCGTCGGGAGAGAAGGAACCATGTTCTTTTCGTCATCGTCCTCCTCTTCCTCAGCGTCCGGATCTTCGCCATTAGCCAACGCCATCAAGCGGGCCAGTCGGCCCTTACCCGGCTTACCCCAGCCCTTGTCATCGTCGTCGTCCTCTTCAGGAACAAACGGCGGACCCACAGAACCAGCGCCCACAGGCGTCATCGGAGAAGTGTTAGGCACTCCCTCCGTTGGCACAGCCGCCATTGGTGACGGTGGCCGACGGCGCAATTCTGGACCCTCCTCTTCATGGTCCGGAACGTGAGCCTTGGGATACTCATCATCTTCGTCAGGAACCTCAACGACATAAGCCTTCATGTCGTCGGTGATCTGTTCCGGATCCATCTCAACAACGACAACCCGCTTTTTCGGACCCATCTCCTTGGCCTGCTCAACGCCACCCGGTGGCTTCAGCAAATCCTCAGCATCGTCCTCCTGATCATCGTCATCGACAACAACCAAGTCATAAGGATGACCAGTGATGGTGGCAGCCTTGGTTTCATGCTCTTCACAATCCTCGTCGTCACAGTCCTCTTCGGAATGATCACCCGACTTGGTTTCCGTCAAAGAGGCTGCTACCTCTTCTAGAGCAGACAGTTCGTCCTCAAGAGTCTTCTCTTCAGGCTCCACTGCTTCTGTTTCTTTATCGTTTTCAGCCATTTTGGACTCCTATTGGGAAGGCTCGTTAACTAACCAGTCAATATGTAGCAAAGCCTTACCCATGATTCGGGCAACGCTCTTTTTTTCATTTTCGCCTTCAGGCATCAAGACCTCTACGGTCTTGTAACCCAAGGCAACAGATTCGGGGGTTGGGCATTGAACTGGAACCCCAACTTTTACCAATGCCTCTACGACATCAGCAATCTCTTCTTCCGTAGCGCACTCAAACGGAATGGACTCCTCGTAATTTGAATAGGTGCCCGGAATCAAAACCTTTTGTTCAACAGGTCCTTTCCGCTCCAACGGACCCTCAGATGGCATTACCTCGTTACAAACACTCTGAAGAATTTCAATGGCGTTAGAGATTTTTTGAACGTTCCTAGAAGAAATCTTGCGACCAGCCTTGACCTCAACATCCTCCTCCAAGGACTTCTCTTCATGGGTGCAGCCACAGGATCCGTCTACCTTTTCGCAACCACATGCCGTCTTTTCGCAACCACATGCCGTTTCCTCCAGCACACGAACGAAAGTTTCCAAAACCGCAGCCTTGGGCTGAGCGAACAGAAACTCGGAACTGTCCTTGTTGTAGTGATAACTCACAACCCACGCTTCGTCACCCTTAGTGACGGCAGCCCGCTGATCGTCAAAGTCCCACAACTTGACATCTTCGTCATCGAAAGATCCCTTAACCGCCGTCTCAAGCAATGACGCAAATACGGTTACCTCTTCATCGACCTTTTCTTCAACCTCGTCCGCTGCCAAATTCTTGACGGCACACAACTCGCCCTCTGTGCCACACTCAGACGCCTCGTTGTCCTTCACGGACAGCGTGCCAGTCAACTGGTTTGCTCCATGAAGAACGGGCGAAACCTCGTACAGTTCCACCTCTTTCAGAACATTTGCCTGATGAGTAGAGTCATAATCGGCATCAATCGTCTTGTAACCGATGCTCCACTCCTGCTCTTCGCCAAAAAAGGCAACATTGGCAAAGGCTTCCTTGCCACGCTGGGAGTTCAGATTGAACTGAACCCGTGCATACAGGCCACCTACTCCGGCATCAAACATCTTCTTCGGAAGCCGACTGTCCTTGGGCTTGACCTCTTCAATCATCAACACTTTGCCGATTGGCTCATTCCAGTTATGTCCCCAAACCACACGCGGCTTGCGACGTTTCAATGAGCCAGTGAACGCCCCCGGAACAATGATGTCGCCCACGGAATCCTTGTTCCCAATCGCGGCGACAAAACATTCAACAATGCCCTGTGCTTTGTCAATATTGACCTGACCAGCACGGGTTTTAAACTGAATATCTGTATCTTCTATAACAGTCAATGTAGGCATGGTGACTCCAGATAGATGAACTGTCCGAAGTATACAACCACACCATAATCTGAAATGGCAAGTTTACTAAAAGTAGTTTACTAAAACCCTTAATCCCCGAATTTCAACAAGCAACGACAATTGATCGTCAAGGACGGTGGAGCCAAAGGATCACCGGGGAATCGCAGAATCACACCCTTTTTAAAACTATCCCCAATAGGAATAGTCTGACTTTCAATCAACGCATGACCAGTACGAACTTTGTCATCCTTGCGGGTCAACCAAGTCTTAGTATCAGCCCCAGCACGGCGACCACCAAAATACAAACCAGCATTATACGCGCCATTACTCTCAACCTCCGCAATCCGCTTCAAACGTTTCGTCTGCAACGCAACAAATACCGCCGCCACAGTAGTCACCAGCAGAGCAACCTTTGCCGTAATCGGAGCCGAATCGTCATCATCGCCCAAAAGCATCATCGCTAACAAAATTGCTGCTGCCAATTCCTTCTTCGTGGTTTCATTCACTTTTTCGGTTCGCAGCAACTGAGACTCAATATATTTTTGAATCTCTTCCTCCGAAGGATCAACCTTTTCATCAGATTCCTTCAGCGCCGTGGCAGTGGCTTCCAGCATCGCCCCTTCAATAACCGGAGCCATGTCTTCCCGCAATTGCTTGTTCCAAATATCAACATCCCAAATGGCATCAACGGTGAGATCACCAGAACTCAATAAACGCTTGGCCTTGGCTCCGGAAACCTTTTCAGTAATTACTCGTTCTTGACGCTGAAAATAACGTTCCAACGACCGGGCGAAAATGGCTTCCCAGCGATCCACATCTTGTGCGGCTTTGTTTTCCCACTCGCCACCCAATTCAAAATGCTTGACTTCCATTCCTTCTGGTGTTCCCTCTTTCGGCATTGGGAACTCGCCAAGAGGTAGTTCTGGTTCAGGAACTCCCGCCGTGGGTTCTGGGAGAGGAGGTGCGGCACCCGGCGGAGGAGCCTCGCCCGGAGGAGCCTCACCTTCGGGTGGCAGTGGACCCTCCGCGCCCGGAGGCATCGGTCCACCCGGACCCTGCGCTCCACCCATCGCCTCTTCTTTGGTCATCGGCTCTTCGGTGTTTCCAATCGGAGCCAAGTTCGGGTTCGCCAACATCGAATCCGCCAGATAGGAATCGACCTTTTCTTTTCCAGTTTTATCCCGATACTCATTAGCGGTGATCAAACCCTGCTGATGCTCTGTCAAATAATACCGATCACGTTCCTGCTTGCCTATCGTCAGAACCGGCACCGAAGAAGTATCGAACGTAACATAAAAGTTTTCATCCAAGATGTCTAGTCCCCTAGACAATAGTTCCAGATGCGGGTCCATTGTCTCTGACCAGAACACGCGCCCCTCTTCGGAAGCGTTGGCAAACGTTCTGCCCGAAGCGTTACCGATTATGGATTCGGGGACTCCGAAGGAAGCGAGGATTTCTTCCTTCGTAATCTGTCTAAGAGACTCATACGCCGCGTCACGCGGGGAGGCACCAGTATCGACAAAGTCCGCACCGTCATCTGATGCAATAACGCCGATACCGCCTGCTCTTGAGAGACTTCCTCGGAATCGGGCTTGGAGTTCTTGTTTGTCGTCATCATCAATCTGTCCTCGCAAAACTAGAAGCCCGCCGGGACGACCGTCATTCAAAAGAAAGTTTCTATTATACAACTTTGCTAATGTTTCAGTCTCTATTGCAATACCCGATGATTCCATTGGGGTCATAGACAAGTATGGATCCAATGGATGCGGGCGACGAATCCAAATAACATTCTTCGGATTCAGATTTTGTTTCTTGCCGTTCGGCAACTCAACCTCAAACGCCGATACAAACTTCTTTTCGTGGGGGATCGGAGCCGTGTTCTGAGGAGGAAGCAGATGTAGCGCCACCGGGTCACCGCCGCGGCCACGAACGATCTCAATAAACGCTCCACGGGTACTCATCAACAACTGAGCAGAAAGCCGATACCGAAAAGCGAAAGAGTTCTCGCCATCATTAGATTGCTGGTTCAGAATTTTCGTAACGTTCCTATTTTCTTCTTCACGTTCCACCCGCTCCCCAAACGGAGAGTTGTCCTGAAGAAACATGATAGGCAATCGTGCCTGATTGCTAGCGATAGCATCAATAGCGCGATAGACCCAAGTAACTTTCGCTACTCCTTCGCGATAGGCTCTCTCAATGTCCCAACCGTCGGTGTAAGGTTTGCCTACAAGACCGGCGTTATAGGAAACCGGCGCTCCAATAGAAACAGCCTTTTTCTCGTCAGGTTGGATTGCCTTATTGTTGTTCCAAGCCATATTTATTCAGCACCTAACAGATAGCCGTATATGCCCAGCCCAAGTCCCCATGCTGTAACCCCCCAGCCGATGTGAAACTGACCCAGTCCTAAACCTAATAGTATTACAGAAGACACCATGCACGCATGAGCAATATTAGAACGTCCCACAGAAGCGATAATCTTTCTCACATTTATATCCTGTCACGTTCAGACAAAGGTTTCAAGGTAGCATAACCCATTATGAAAGACTGGTCAGACATCTATGAGTTCCTACAGCCGAAGGAACCACATTTTTGTCCAGAAGCCCCATCACTGACCCAAAAGACTTTTTTACGTTCGTCCCATCTTGAAGGGTTGTTTGGTGGAGCCGCTGGTGGCGGAAAATCCTCTGCACTTTTAATGGCTGCTCTCCAATACGTTGACATTCCCAACTACTCCGCCATTCTCTTCCGACGTACATATGCCGACCTCGCACTTCCCGGCGCACTCATGGACAGATTTCTTTCGTGGGTTAAAGAGTACGACGAGATTAGGTGGAATGGCTCCACCTATGTAGCCACCTTTCCATCTGGTGCAAGAGTCACTTTCGGTTATCTAAACAATCAAAACGACTACCTCCGTTACAAGTCTTCAGAATTCCAGTTCATTGGAATGGACGAAGTAACTGAAATTCGTGAATTTGATTATCGTTACCTTTTCTCTCGGTTGCGTAAACCGAACTCTGGCGAACTCTCTAAAGTACCACTAAGAATGCGTGCAGCATCCAACCCTGCGCCCAACTGGGTAAGACAACGTTTCATCGAAGAGGGAGACAACAGTCCTGATCGAATCTTTGTTCCCAGTTTCCTAGACGACAACCCCGGCATCGACCCTGAGTCGTATCGGCGTGCCCTGCAAGAGATCGACCCCATCGAACGTCAGCGATTGGAAAACGGCGACTGGTGGGCGGTGTCCTCAGGAAGCCTGTTTGATCGTGAAAACTTCATCATCATGGAGCCAAGCGACCTTCCTGATTTCGTAGATCCTGAGTGGTGCCGATTCTGGGATCTTGCTGCCACCGAACCATCCCATGTGAACCCGGACCCCGACTGGACCGTCGGTGTTCTCGGAGCATTCGACCAAGGGGTGTTCTACATCATCGACATCCAGAGGTGCAGGAAGAACGGAGCGGACATAGAAAAACTGATCGCACAGACCGCCCAACTGGATGGCCCCCATGTCGCCGTCCGGATGGAACAGGAGCCGGGGAGCAGCGGCAAAAACCTGATCGACCAATACGCCCGCTACGTTCTACCCGGCATCAACTTCATCGGCATTCGTTCCACGGGCGACAAAGTTACCCGTGCCAAACCTCTGTCTGCTGCGGTTGCCAACGGAAACGTCAGGCTTGTCAGAGGACCATACATTTCAGACTTCCTTGACGAAGTGGCAACCTTCCCAGAGGCGGCATGGCATGACGATCAGGTGGATGCCACCTCTTCTTGCTTCAACGAGGTGGCCGGTCTGGGTCATCGCCAGCGTGGCCGGGTGTCAATTATTATCTAGGGCTTGACATCTTCCAGCGACGGGGATATGGTCAGCGCTCCGGCTTCGTGCCCGTCGTCTAACCAACGTCGTTCGCCCGTTAGAGGGGCTTGGAATTTTCACGCCCAGTGGTAGGGCGCACTGACCTACACTTCATGGTGGAACTCGGCAGCAGTCAGCACCAGTACCAGAACGAAATCGGATGAAGTGTGGATGCCCGCTGGCCGACCGCTTCTGTTCAAAGCGCAAGGTGCCATTTACGACAGTCCGACTGTGACCGGAGTAAATCTTGGCTCTCCGTTTGGAGGGCCAAGAACTCTCGCCCTCCTGCTCCCAGAGTAACGATTCTCTTACTTGTTAAGTATTACTACTTAAAAGGTACATTAGTAAAAACGCGAAAAATCGAACACTCGTTCGCCCCCCCCCGGTTGCGCCTGTCTCACCACTGTGCTACCTTGTTTTCAACTACTACTAGGAGAGGAACCTGTGGGCATCCAAGAGGAACTTTCTGAAATGCTAAACAAGTTGGACGACTCTGTCCACTTGGAACGAACGACCAAAGACCCGGAACGGGTTTACCGTTTGGTGCATTTGGGTTTCATACTGTCTGAGGCAAAAAAAATTATCGCATCTTTGCAGGAGGAAGCCAAGACGATTCTGCTGGATTCCGATTGGGACCGAAGCCCAATTCGGGCCCAACAGTTCAATATGGAAACCAAGACTGGTGCGCCACGCAAAAAGTGGGACCATGACAAGTTGGCGGAACTGGTCGCTCAACGAATTGCCGACACCGCTATCGACATGGACACCGGAGAGATAACCAAAAGCCCCCGACAGATGATCAAAGAGTTACTGGAGTATGGAGCCGTCTCTTATTGGAGGGTGCAGGCTTTGCGTGATTTAGGAATTGATGCCGACGAGTATTGCGATGTCGGAGAACCGAATACAAACCTTATCTATAGGAGTAATGAGAATGGCTGAGAAGTCGCAAGCCGATCAACTAGCAGAACCATTTGACGAGACACTTATTTATCAGCGCTCTCTTGGGGGGCGCAACTTTGACTACGTCGCCGTGGCGGAATACATCGCCCGGTTGAACAAGGTGCTTGGTACGGGCGGATGGAACTATGAAGTTCTCAAGTGTCATGTCCAGCCCGAATACAAAGAGCATGTGATTTCTCATGTTCGGGTTGTCGCTTCTGTTGATGGAGTAACTGCCGTCAAGGAAGCATATGGCGGAACCAAGATCAAGATGCTTAAGGGTGGCGGGGTAATGGATCTTGGAAACGATTTCAAGATTGCAACCAGTGATGCCTTTAAAAAGGCATGTCAAGGTCTTGGAATTGCCTTGCATCTGGCACGAAGCGAAGAAGCATTGACATTGGAAATCGAAGAGTCCTATCCCATTGAAGCAGAAAAGTGGAAAGTCTTTGTAGGTAACTTCAAGTCACTTAACGAAGACCAGAAGAACGAATTCCGCGGGTGGTTCAAGGAGCAGGGCTTCGCTGGAGAAAAGCCGGGTCGGAATATGGACCTAGACCAGTTTGAAAAATGTCAGGTTGAAGTCATTCGACTAACATTCGGTGCAGAGCAAACAACAGAGGAAGTGGAAACCTATTAATGGGCATTGATCATCAGCCAGACACCTACACACACGGTTTCATCATGGCCGAACGCCAAAAGGAATACGATAAGTATCTTCTAGAGAAGCAAGAAGCCCTTGAAGCCAAGATTGAAGAACGCAGAAAGGTGGTTGAAAAAGAATGAGTGACACACTGGACCCGGAGGCCATGGTTCGACGGTTCCGCGAACGGGCCGAAGGAGTCAAAAAGCGCAACATGCCTCCGATTGCCGGTGCTGAACGCAAAGTGTTTATTGAACAAGCCCAATTGGACTATCAGGACTTTTTGCTTCTCGCTGACTCACGAATCAGTTTGGACGGCGGAATCCTAACGATTGATCTCCGGCCCGCCATCTGTGATGCCGCCATCCGTAGTGAGGGGCATTTGGAAACAGAAACTAAAGCGGCAATGGAGAACATCGCCAAAGCCCTCCCAACCGACGGGAACAAAATCACCCCCGGAATGCTTGACTCCAAGTCCGACCTACAGGACTTGATTGCCGGATCCGAAATGTTCAGAGTCGTGGAAACTGTCGATCCAATCAAGCCTTTCAAGCCTTCCGGCTTTAACCTTTCTCACGGCTATTTGGTATGAGTGCCCTGCCAATACCCACGCATTTATCTGCCTCCAGTATTACAACCTACGAACAGTGTCCTCTTCGGTACAGGTTTTCTCGCATAGATCGAATACCGGAACCCACCTCAGAGGCAATGATTTTGGGAACGTTCGTTCACGAAATTCTGGAAGGGTTTTATGCGTTGGATCCGGAAGATCGAACGCTTGCAGAAGCAAGACGGATCGCTCGGGAACTGTGGGAAAATAAGTTCATAGAAGAAACCAGTACGGTTCGGATCAAGAACATAAATGACTTCCGTTGGCAGGCATGGTGGTGTGTCGAAAACGTTTTCGGCATGGAGAATCCGCCAGATGTTAAGATCCGTGGGATAGAGGACAAGTTCTCTGCTTCCATCAACGATGTTCCTCTCTTGGGGTTCATTGATCGTTGGACTGAGGAAGAGGACGGATCATTAACTGTTACGGACTACAAAAGCGGAAAAGTTTCTAAGCCCCAATATGAGGGTGATAAGATTTTTCAAATCGTTCTTTATGTAGAGATGCTTGAACGTTTGAATGATTTAGAAGTTAGTAACGCTGAAATAATGTATGTAAAATTCAAAGAGTTTAAAAGATACGCCCCCACACCCAAACGGCGAAAGACGGTTTTAAAACTAATTGACCAAACTTGGGAGGGAGTAACCGCTGGATGTGAGAGCGGTTACTTTGCTACGAAAACAGGACCACTATGTAATTGGTGCGCCTATAAGAAGATTTGTCCAGCATGGAATTAAGGAATAAAACTAATGGATCAACAAGAGTTCGACCGCATCGTCTCAGAAGATGTCAAAAATGTATTATCCTCTGAGAAGCAAGACTATCTTCGTCTTAACGAAAATCTAGAAAGATGGAAAAAGTCTCTCCTTAAGTTATTAGAAAATCTTGACGAACAGATTTCTGGACTGGGTCAAGACGAGGCCGTGATTACGGAGAAACTTCCAACCTCTTTGGTTTCCTCATATAAAATAGAAACGGATGAGAAGAAAACCAAGATTGGTAGATTTCGTTTCTATGTCACTCAGAAACTTTCTGAGGCAGAGAGAATGATCGCCTTGGGTGAAAGCGGTCAAGAAGAAGACCTACGCCTTGCCAGTTTCTATCGAAACGCCATTCTAGAACATCGCTCTATTATGCAGCATTACGACTTTGAGCCAACACCCATAGATCATGCGTTGTGGAATTCCATTGACGGCGTGTGGAGTTTCGTGGACCTAGAACAACAGTTGAATCAGTGGAACTGAAAGTCGGGTTTGCTTCTGGCGACTGGTCTGGATCGGTCATCGAACCAGACGGCTCCCCCTGTATGGGGGGATCGGGCTGGATCCGCTTCGGCCAATATACGAGATACCTGACGATACCCCACGTTATTGGTGTGCTTATATTCAATAACGATTTAGGAATCTTTGGCGTAACGGATTGGGACGACAACCACCATTTCGATTGCAACGTTATTTATATGCAACGCTGGATGATAAAAGGCATTCCAGAAAATATTAAAATAGCACAACAAAATGGTCAAACTATTGTAAACGATTTAGATGACTGGTATTGGGGTCTTCATGAACGCCATCAGGCTAAAACAAAAATTGACCCCAAAAATAACAAAGAACAAAACACAGACATTTATAGAAATGTTCTTGCAGCATCAGACTTGGTGATTATTTCTACACCATTTCTATATGAACGAGCAAAAGATAAACTAAGAGTGCCGAATGTACAGATGTTAGAAAACCATGTTGATTTCAGTGCTTTCAAGCCACGACAACATGACAATGATGGAAAAACTGTTATCGGATGGCACGGCTCCACAGGACACAGAAGTGGAGATTTGGAAGAAGTCAAACAAGTTTTTCCGCAATTACCTGAAGACCGATTTTCTTTCCACCACACAGGATACTACGGAGGACATCCCACATTCTGGGAAGAGACTGGAGTAACGCAAGATCGGGTCAATTTGTATCCCATGGTGTCACCGACCATTATCGGCAAGATGCTTCCATTTGACATAGGTATTGCTCCCCTCAATGACGTACCTTTCAACCATGCTAAATCGTGGATCAAACCACTTGAATACGCTGCGGCTGGCATTCCTTTTGTTATGTCCAAGTCTCCTGAATATGTTCGGTTCAAAGAAGAATACGGAGTTGGCAGAATAGCCAAGAGATTCATAGATTGGGTCAAACACTTTGAAGCCCTTTCTGATCCTGAAATCAGAAACGAAGAATCTGAAAAGAATCTCAAAGCATTAGAAGCC